TAGTGGTTATAGTGTTAGCATGAATTCGACTGGTGATCGCGTTGCGATTGGAGCAATATATAATGATGGTAATGGTACTAGTTCTGGTCATACAAGAATCTATGAATATGATGATATTACTCAAGAATGGGTACAATTAGGCAATGATATCGATGGTGAAGGTGTTAATGATTTTAGTGGTCGTAGCGTTAGTTTGAATGCTAATGGCGATCGTGTTGCAATTGGTGCTTTAGGTAATCCTCAAGAAGAATTTAGTGGTTATACGATAATCTATGAATTCAATGGTACTAACTGGACTCAATTGGGATCACATATTGATGGTGAAAGTTATAGCATAAGTATAAATGCTGCAGGTGATCGTGTTACAATTGGAGATCGCACTGGTGTCGATGACAGTGGTCGTACAAGAATCTATGAATTCAATGTTAGTACTCAAGATTGGGTTCAATTGAGTGATGATATTTATGGTGAAGCTGCAGGTGATATTAGTGGTTTTAGCGTAAGTATGAATGCTGAAGGTAATCGAGTTGCGATTGGTGCTAGATATAACGATGGTGTTAATGGTACTGCTTCTGGTCATACAAGAATCTATGAATATGCTATAAGCGGCTATAATTCTGGCGCAACTATTGAAATATCCAGTCAAGAAGCAAGCGATGGAAGTAATACACTGTTTGCACCAACGTCTGGAACTACACCAGGAAATATCGTAGGTTCTACTTCCGGCGCTTCTTATGCTATTACATCTACAAATGCTTTTAGCGCACTTGATAGTAACGATCCTTTTGCCGATAACGAAGATTTTGAAAACGCTATTAGTGCTGGAGACTTTATTGACTTTAGTGAAACAAATCCATTTGGAGAAGTGAATATCACTACATAACTATGTTAGGTCCTTATTTTTACAATCAAACTTTAAAGAAAGCTGTGGCTGTTTTTGGTACGGTATTCAATAATATGCGTATCGTAAGACAGGGAACTGGAGAAACACGCGTGCCAATCGCTTATGGGCCTCGTAAAAAATTCTTAGCTAGAATAAATGCTAATACCGAAGCCGCCACAGACGCATCTATTGCGATAAAGCTTCCGCGGATGAGTTTTGAAATTACATCAATTGAATTTGATACAGATTCTAAATTGAATAAATTTAATAAGAGATGTTTTCCTATTCCTGGAGAAGCAGGTAAAACGCAGGTAGTAAATCAAAGCGTTCCTTATAATATTGGTATGCAACTTAACATATACGCCAAAAACCAAGACGATGTTTTGCAAATATACGAACAAATCCTTCCAACCTTTTCTCCCGAATATACTGTTGCAGTAAAAGATATGGAGGGGCCGGGTAGTGTTACTGATGTACCTATTGTTCTTAACAACACAACATTTCAAGATGATTATGAAGGTGACTTTATCACAAGAAGAACACTTATATATTCTTTGGACTTTACTATGAAAGTTCGCTTTGCGGGTGGTGTAACCGAAGGTAAGGTTATACGTGTAGTTGATACTTTCTTTTATAGTGACACTGAAAATGTAGAAGCTTTAAAAATCGAAAATCCATACGGAGAAGAAAACGTGCGTATTACCGTTGGCGAAAATGACGAGCCACCTCTTGATGATACTGATACTATAACAACCACATTTGGTTTTGATCATGGCTAAAAATGAAATACTTAATGCACTCGAAAAAAATCTTAATATCGTAAAAACTCCTAAGACTAAAGTTGATAAAGGTGAAATTATACGAGACACCGAAGATGATGTTGAGTATTCTCGAGAAAAAATAAAAAATTTGATTGATCAATCGTCTGAAGCGATCGAGCAGCTAATGGCATTGGCATCCGAATCAGAACATCCTCGAGCGTTTGAGGTATTGTCTAATATGATTAAAGACACAAGTCAAATGACTCAAGATCTTGTTAAATTGCAAAAGATTCGAAAGGATATTACTCAAGAAAAAGAAAAGAGTAAAGGCGATACGACGAACAATTCTATATTTGTTGGTTCTACTACAGAATTACAAAAGTTTTTAAGAAGTGATCGTGAAATAAAACACGTAATTGAGGAGGAAGAATGAGCGACTTTTATATGGGAAATAAGCTCGTGAAGGGCGATTCCGTAAATCAAAATTTTACGAAGGAAGAGGTTTCCGAATATATGAAGTGTATGAGTAGTCCTATATACTTTGCTGAAAAATATATCAAAGTTATAGCTCCAAGTAAAGGCCTTATACCATTTAAGCCTTATCCCTATCAGAAAAAAATGTTTAAAACGTTTAATGAAAACCGGTTTAATATTGTTTTAGCTTGTCGTCAATCGGGCAAATCGATTACATCGGTCATTTATATTTTATGGTATGCCATTTTTAATCCTGAAAAGACAATTGCAATTCTCGCAAATAAAGGATCAACCGCTCGAGAAATGCTTGGGCGTATCACACTTGCTTTAGAGAATCTTCCATTCTTTTTACAACCAGGATGTAGAGAATTAAATAAAGGTAATATTACGTTTGCGAATAACGCTAAGATCGTTGCGGCTGCTACCTCGGGTAGTTCAATTCGTGGTTTGTCGATTGACCTTCTTTTTCTTGATGAGTTTGCATTCATTGAAAGAGATGCTGAGTTTTACACCTCGACATACCCCGTTGTTTCTGCGGGTAACGAGACAAAAGTGATTATTGCATCCACCGCGAATGGTGTTGGCAATATGTTCTACAAAATCTGGGAAGGATCTAAAAAAGGTATTAACGAATTTAAATCATCACGGATTGATTGGTTTGACGTTCCTGGACGAGATGAAGAATGGAAAAGACAAACAATTGCAAATACCTCAGAGCTTCAATTCGAACAAGAGTACGGCAATTCATTCCTTGGAACTTCGAATACTTTAGTGTCATCGAATTGTTTACTTAGCTTAAAACCCGAACATCCTATAAAAATTGAGAGAAATGTTAATTACTATAAGGCACCAATTGAAGACCATACTTATATTATGACGGTTGACGTTTCAAAGGGACGTGGACAAGACTATTCAACATTTACAATAATGGATATCACTACGGGAATGTTTGAACAGGTCGCAACTTTTCGAGATAATATGATATCACCCATGATTTTTCCTGACATCATTGTTAAAGTCGCTAAGATTTATAACGAAGCATTAGTTGTTATTGAAAATAACGATGTTGGCCAAATCGTTTGTAATGATGTGTATTATGAATATGAATACGAAAATACATTCGTTGAGTCATCGGTAAAGCGTGGCGGAGTAGGTGTGACAATGACAAAACGTGTAAAGAGGATTGGTTGTTCAAACTTAAAGGATCTAATCGAACTTGGGAAAATTAGTTTAGTCGATGCAGATACGATTCAAGAATTATCGACGTTTGAAATTAAAGGATCTTCGTATGAAGCGAGTCAAGGGAATCATGATGATATGGTAATGAATTTAGTTATGTTTGCGTGGTTTGTTTCTTCAGAAGCCTTTGGCGATATATCAACAGTTGATCTAAAAGAAATGCTTTTTGCTGAAAAGATGAAGCAGATAGAAGAAGATGTACCTCCATTTGGTATTATTGACGATAAGCTTAGTGGAGCTTCTGCTTACGAGGAAATGGCAAACAACATGCGAGTATGGTCTAATCTCTAAAGTTCACTATTTATAAATAGAACTATTGAATAAACCTTATTATGCTTCACTTATTAATTAAATTATATTGAAAGGAAAACAATCATGGGATTCTTAGTATCACCAGGAGTCGAGGTTAATGAAATCGACTTGACAAATGTGATTCCCGCAGTATCTACTTCTATTGGTGGATATGCAGGTCACTTTAACTGGGGACCTTCTGGAGAATTGATCAACATCAGTTCCGAAAAAGATCTTCAAGCAAACTTTGGTACACCAGACGAGGAACATTCTACGTCCTTTTTGGTTGCTGCAAGTTTTTTAAAATACGGAAACTTTTTAAAGGTTTCGCGTGCAGTTCCTTCTACGGCGCGTAATGCGGTTGTTGGTAATACTTCTGCTGCTGAGGAAAGTGCACCAATTGGTAACCTTGACGCATTTGAACTATTAGATTTTGGTGATGCTAATGAGTATTTTATTGCTCGTTGCCCAGGCGCTTATGGTAATAGTCTCAAAGTTGTTATTGGTCATAAAGACACAACAAACACAACTATAACAAATAACTTCGATTACGTTCCCGGCACAACAGATGCTGCAGCAGCAACCACAGGAGAAGATGCTACAACGAACGACGAAATTCACGTAATTGTTATTGATGAAGATGGTTTGTTTAGTGGAATTAAAGGGACGATCCTTGAAAAATTCCAAGGTTTATCTCTTGCTTCTAACGCGAAACTTGCAAGTGGCGCATCTAATTACTATAAAGATGTAATTAACGCTGGTTCACAATACATTTTTGCAAATACGCTTAGTGATTTATTTACGAATGCCGATAAAGTACTTGGATCAGGTACTATCACTGATGCTGGCCTTGCAAACTCTCCTGCAGTTGCTAAATTGGGAACTGATAAAGCGTTTGAAGCTTCATTTGATTATGGTCTAGATGGTACTCTTAAGGATGGTGAAGTTGTAACAGCACTTGGTTTATTTGCAGACGCTGAAAGTGTTGATGTAAATCTACTTTTCGCAGACCCTATGTCAACTGCAAATACTACTGATATATCCCAGAAAACGATTGAAGCTGAGATATTAGCAATTGCTGCGGCACGTAAAGATATTCTTGGTTGCGGTTCAGCACCAATTGATCTACATAAAGAAGCAACTGATGCTGCAAAATTAACTCACATCAAGAATAACGTTCCATCAACTACATCGAACTACTTTGCAACAACTGGTTCTACAGTATATGTTTATAACAAGTATCTCGACAAGTATCAATGGATTACAACCAATGGTTATCTTGCTGGCCTTTGTGCTAATACGGATGATGTAGCAGAACCTTGGTTCTCACCTGCTGGTTTTAATCGTGGTCAAATTCTTGGTGCAGCTAGATTGAGCTACAATCCAAAACAAACCGACCGTGATACTTTATATAAAGCGGCAATTAATCCAATTACTAACTTCCCTGGTCAAGGGATTGTATTGTTTGGTGATAAAACCTTTACACAAAAACCTTCTGCATTCGATCGTATTAACGTACGTCGCTTGTTCATGGTTCTTGAAAAGGCAATTGCTACCGCAGCTAAATTCCAATTATTCGAATTGAATGATGAATTTACTCGTGCGATGTTCCGCAATATGACAGAACCGTTCTTACGCGACGTAAAAGGTCGCCGTGGTATTACAGACTTTTTAGTTGTATGCGACGAAACAAATAATACAGGTCAGGTTATCGATACTAACCGCTTTGTGGCTGATATCTATATTAAACCTGCTCGTTCGATTAATTTCATTACTCTTAACTTTATTGCTACTCGCACTGGAGTTGAATTCTCTGAAATTGTTGGTACTAACTAATATAAATAATATAGAAAGGAAATACAATTATGGCAACTTTAGGAGTAGATGATTTTAAATCAAAGTTAATTGGTGGCGGTGCACGTCCCAATATGTTCAAAGCTACTGTTACTTATCCCGGATACGCTCAAGGAGATACTGAACTTACATCTTTCATGTGTAAAGGTGCTCAGTTACCTTCGAGTGTAATCGGCCAATTGGATATACCATTTCGTGGTCGCCAGTTGAAAATAGCCGGTGATCGTACGTTTGAAAATTGGACGATTACAATTCTTAATGATACAGGTATGGAAATTCGCAACGCGATGGAGCGTTGGATGAATGGTATTAATGAACACTCAGCAAATACTGGTTTAGCCAACCCTACCGACTATCAAGCAGATATGACTATCGAACAACTTGATAAAGCTGGTAACGTCACAAAATCTTATACGATTCGTGGTGCATATCCAGTTAACGTTGCAGCAATCGATTTAAGTTACGATTCGACCGATGCAATTGAAGAGTTCACAGTTGAATTGGCTTACCAATATTGGGAGTCTAATACAACTTCTTAGTTTTAATTAAATAACCATATTGAGTGTGCGGAGGTCCAAACCCTCCGCACACCTTGATATAAATAACATTATGGAATTATTCGGATACGAAATTAATAAAAAGGTTTCTGGTAAGCAGAAAGAAATTGAAACTAAAGTCGTTTCACCAATACCTAAAATTAATGATGAAGGAGGTGCGACTGTTACTGTCGGTGGTGGTTACTATGGACAATACGTCGATTTAGAAGGCACCAATGCTATTTCGGATCATGAATTAATTACAAAATATAGAGAAGCTGCTTTACAACCAGA